TCGATCGTTACGATGATGCTCTCAGGATCACGGGTTCCCAAGATGCCTAAGACATCATCGGCTTCCAGCCGGTCCCACCGAAGTGCACCCTGCTCGACAGTCCAGTCTCTGAGCGCACGGAATATCAAAGGCTTGCGTCCCGTGCGGTTTGCTTTGTATGCCGGATGTAGCTCGTGGCGAAATGTGGGACCGTTGCAGCTTACGCAAACCACCACATCTTCCCTAGAGATGCCCAAGTCTGCTGCGATATCAGCAAGAGTGCAGTTGAAGTGACCCTGACCCTCCCGAAGATCAGCAGCGATAGACCAGAGGTCATCCCCCCAATCACAAATGGTCTCGGCATTCAGTGCAGCCCTGTATATGACTACATCCCCATCAACGTATGCTTTAACCATGGTATTCCTGGTGCTTGAGGGCCTTTAGTTGGGCAATCACTGCTTCCCTGTAGGGACCCGGCTTGATGCGTCGAGCTTGAAGGACCAACTGGCTCTGGGCCTTCTTGACATACAGGTAAGGAAGCAGAGCAAGTAAGCACCGCTCTGCCTTGTCCCCAGAGACAATCCACCGCCACACGGGTCGGCTGTGCTTGCTAGTCATCTTCCGAATACTCCCTCCCCAACGCATGATATACTCCTCTAGGATCCACGGGAATACGCTGCTTATCTCAACGCGAGGCGTGCCAGAAGAAAAGCGCACACACCCGTCTGCATCAAGATATCCAGCAAGATAATCATTAGTGGGTTTCTGCCCAGTTTGCTCCGACACGGGCTTCTCCTGTGATGGGGCACCGAAGTTCAAGGATGTCTCCAGCGTCTTCGATGGACTGGATGGCAAGTCTTGCTGTTTCATCTGCGATGCTCTCCCTAGCCTCTGTTTGCCACTCATCGTGAACATGAGCAACTAGACACCAGTCGTCTGGCATCTGGTGACCAGCACCTTCCATCAGGTGCCGAAAACGAACCGTAGCGGTCTTAGTAGCGATAGAGCCCGCACTCTGAATCAAAGCATTCAGCGCACTGTGGGCAGAGCGCACGACGATCACACGACCATCCAGCCCCTCAAGTCTCTTGTGCTTTGCAGCCTTGACACGGACGGCCTCAGACAGCCGAGCCAACGCGGGTGTCTTGGCCATAAAGCGTCGGCGTAGCTCCTTGCCCACCTTACGCAACTTGGCGTCGTTCTTCTCGTCAGGTTTAGCGATGGAACCGAGTTTGCCATCGCCTGCCCCATACAGGAACGCATAGATGAAGGTCTTGGCTTGATCTCTAGTAGACAAGCCTGCGGTCTCTTGGTTCCGTGTGTGGATGTCCCCGTCTAAAATGATCTTGGCGTATTCACCATCATCCCAACGGCTCATGTAGTGAGCCAAGAGCCTAAGCTCAAGGCCAGACACATCGCAGCCAACCAGCCGGAACCCAGGAGCAACATGGAAGAAGCTACGACACTCCTTTCCATATGGTGCTCTGACACCCGGCACTTGGGCCATGTTGGGGCTGCTGTGGGTGAAGCGATAAGTGATGGTGCCCATGGTGTTGCAGCGACCGTGCATCCGCCCATCGTCTCCCACCATCTTCAACCAAGCCCCGCGCCCCTCAGCAATCTGGCTGAGTCGCTTGGTCACTAGCGAATACTCAACCAAGGGCTTGGCTTCAGGGAACTCCCGCCCAGCTTCCAGCAAGATGGGCTCGTCCATCTTTGGCTGGCCCTTGTCTGTAAACTCCTTAGCCTCCCATCCCATCTCTTGCAGACGCTCGATGATCTGCTTTTCACTGTTGGGGTTGAAGGGCTGCTCTTTCTCCCACTTAAACCTGATGCCCAACCACTCTAGGCTCTTGCGGACATCAGGAAACATCCAAGACATCGGATCATACCCATCGTTCTCCAAGAGCCGATCCATGCGAGCCTTTTGGTTCCCATAGGGTCCCAGCAACTTCGCGGGCTTAGGGGGGAAGGTCTCTTGCAACTTTTTTAGTAGCTCGTCCCGCCGTTCTCCCAACGCAGCCGTCAGCTTCTGTGCGGCCTCTACATCAAACAAGAACCCGTGGCGCTCCTGCTGACAGATGATCTCTTGCAGGTGCAGTTCCATTTCTGCGGCCTTGTCGCTGACATCGCAAGACATCAGGTGCTGCATGAGCTTCTTGGTCACCTCCACATCCTGGCGGCAGTAGGTGTCCATCTCTTCACTCCAAGCGTCCCATGCGCCCTGCTGGGAGCCGTAGTCGCCCTTCAGTTCTCCGATACGGAACCCCCAAGCCTTTAGGCTGTTACTCCCGTAGAGATTGCGGGGTAGACCGTTGGGGGAGCGGGTGTAGTCAATCTGCTTGAGGTGCGGGTAGGCCAGACGGGCTAGGACTGTGGTATCCAGCACATAGCCGCTAGGCTTCCAACCAGGATACAGCTTCTGGATAACGGGGATGTCATAGCCGATGATGTTGTGGCCAATGATGACATCAGCGCTCTCTAGCATCCCGAGAGCATGGTCTATTGCATCTTGCCCTGGCCCGGTCGTCGTAGCCGCAGCATCAGGAATAGACATACCGATCGTATGAATCTTAGTAACTTCATCCAGAAGCCCATCCGTCTCCAAATCAAAGTAGATCGCACTAGAAAGGACACTCAGTTTCTTCAAGTTCATCAGAGACCTCTTGCATTAGACCAGAATCGACATCGTAACGCAGCTTACAAGCCAGACCCGTGCGCCCACTAAATCTGTTCTTGAGAACTACGACTTCGCTAGTATGAGGGTCATCTCCCTGCTGGTCGCGCTGGATAGCAATGACCGCATCAGAAAGCTGACTGATAGCCTTAGACCCCCTCAGTTGGTTTAGTTTGGGTCGTCCCCCCTCCTCGTGAGCCTTTTCTCCCTGAGTGGGGCTCCGCAGATGACTGATGAGAACCATGCCCACGCCGGTCTGCTCACAGATCGAACGGAGTTCTGTCATCACGTTGTCAATCAGACGGCGCTCATCCCCATCCCCCCAGCCAGACACTAGGATGCTGAGGTGATCAACGAAGACAAAGTCTACGCCCTCGGCCACCCGCATATACTTGACACGCTGCGTCAGTCCCTCGGCATCCATGGAGCCGAAGTGATTGAAGATGACAACCTGCTCATCAAAGACCCCCCGCCACGTAGACTCTAGGAGTTCATCTGTCACACCCTCTCGACTCAGGTGCAACGGCCTGCCTAGTTCTGCGCTGACCAGACGCTCTGCCGTTCGAGCTAGGCTCTCCTCCAAGCTGATGTAGCCAATGCGGATGCCCTTCTTGACCAAGCTGTGCGCGATCAAACCAGCGACACTCGACTTGCCCACGCCGGTCCCCGCAGTCAACGTCACCAGTTCTTTGCGGCGAAGCCCGTGCAACATGTGAGTCAACCCCTCCCAGGGATACTCCACGCCTGGATCCGGCTTCTTCAGGAGAGCCTCTAGGATCTCCTCGCTGCCCACGATGCCATCAGGGCGCTTCATGCTAGCAGCCCAGAAGAGTTCTTGCAGCGCAGCAGACTCGCCGTTCTGCACGGCCTCACAGATGTCCTTGCAGCCGACCGGCAACTGCATGACCTTGACCTTACCGGGGGTCAGCAGGTTGCAGACATCGTCTACAGCCGCACGACCAGCCTCGTCGTTGTCAAAGCAGAGGACTACCTCCTCAAAGGACTCCACAAAGTCCAAGCACTTGGCGATAGCCTTGCGGGCTGCTGGAGCCCCGTTAGGGACTGACACTGCGGGCCAGCGGTTCTGTTGGCTCGGCAGGCTCTGCCATGCCAGAAGGTCCGTCTCTCCCTCAGTAATCAGCAGCCGCTTGCCACCCGGCTTGAAGCGGTGCATGGGCCACAGGCGCATCTGCTTCGCGTCACCCAAGATGGTGAACCGCTTGTCCGCTGTCTTGACCTTTTGGGCAACGACCTCACCCTTGTCGTTGCAGTATTCTGCAACCTGAACAGCCTGCCCGTTCCACTTGGCTGTCCCATACCCGTTGCTACGAGCTACATCTAGGCTGATCTTTCTTTTGGGGATCGCGCTGTAGATAACCTGAAGTAGTCCCGCTGCTGTTTTCTTCTCTGGCTTTGCTTCCGCAGGTTCCTCAGATCCGGGGAAGTGCGTGTTGCAACTAAAGCAGTAAGCGTGTCCGTCATCGTAGACCGCACAGGCGTCACTGCTCTGGCAAGCAATGCAGGGACCCTTATGGAGAAGCTGGGACTCAGGCATGTAGAGCTTCAATGATGACTTGGATCTCTCCAGGTTCACCAGGATCGTTCCAAGACTTAGTGGCCTCTAGTTCAACTACCTGAGTGTCATCAGTCCAAGCGTATCCATTAAGTGCGTCCAAAACAGACTTGCAGTAGTTATCTATATCCGGCATCGGATAACTCAGCTTTGTCTGCTTTGGACGCTGAACCAGAAGAGCCACTTTGACCAACAGCGGCCCCTCCAGCTTTCGGTGTAGCCCGGCATCAAAAAGACAACCGGGCAGAACAGTTGCGACTTCCCGCTTAAACTTGTTGTAGGTTCTCGGATAGTAAATCCGCCCCGCACGGGTCATCCGTGGACGGGGGCACGGCACCGGATTCACTGGAAGCCGCAACTCAATCATCAGAAGTCAGACCCCGACGACTCATCGGTGAAGCCATTGGCCTCCCCGGTGAAACCGAAGGTATCTGCGGTGGACCCTTGTCCGCCCTCAACCAACTTGTGGAGTTGAACACCCTCCAGCCACAGGGTCATCCCGATCTTGCTGGGGTTCCTCCAGAGCTTGCAGCGCCCAGCGATCTTGACCTGGGAACCCACACCAATGTTGGGCACCTCACGGATCAACTGGTTGGACGTATCGAAGACCTTGGGGCGCTGGTCGAAATACGTCCCGTCACGCTTCTTGACCCGAGCCTTGAGCTTGAAGCGGAAACCCAAGCGACCTGTGGGCTCATCGTCGTCATCCACTTCCTCGAAGCACGGCAGGAGGTCGGGGTCCACCTTCAGCGACTTCTT